AGATAGAAGCAGATAGAGTTGCAAGCCTTAAAGAATCCGCTCGCACAAAACTTGTTACTGGTGAACCATTAACAGAAGAAGAAGCCGCAGTAATCGTTCTTTAATTCAACCATAGTAAGAAAGGCAGGAGATGTCACCACATCTAGGACTACAACGGATAATGATTCCGTCAGCCCAAATCAGTTCGCTGACAACGGGTTCTGTCACCCTGCCTTCAGCAAGAGGGGCTTTTGTGCAACCCGAGGCTGGATATTGGGGTAGAAATGACCTTAATGGCGCTCAAATAGGAAAACTAAGTTTTATTTCAGAAACTACAAGCACATCTAGTGCAACAACATCTACAAATAACGCAAGTTATGGTGGAGTAGCAAATTCAGGAACAGCAGGATATTATTTAGGTGGTTATTACGCTGGTCCAAACCGCAGGTCTGTCATTGATAAAATTATATTTGCTACCGACACTCGTTCAAGCATTACAAATTTACCAACAGCCGTAAACGGAGTAACTGCTTTCGCTAATCAAGGCACGGCGGCATATAAGCCTGGCGGCACAAATCAATCAGTTAATCCTATAAATGAAATTGCCAAAATTTTGTTTAGCAATGATACGGTTTCAACCCTTGGAGCAACAATCTCGGAGGCTAGAGAAGCGCAGGGAAGTTTTGGAAATAAATCTGTTGCTGGATATGTGATTGGTGGTACAACTCCAGCAGTAGGAGGAGCATCGCAGAGAGGTGATAAATTAACATTTTCAACTGAAACAAATGCAAATCTAGGTTCTTTCATATCTCCAAAGAAAAGATACTTAATGAGTTTTAACAATGACGCTGTTGCTGGATATAGCGCAGGTGGAGATGATAATGCAACAGCATACGCAACTATTCTAAAAGTCGCATATTCATCAGATACATTAAGCACCGTATCTGCAACTCTTTCTGTGGCAACATCAAATGGCATGGCTGGTTGTGCTTATGTAGGGGTTGCTGGATACGGAAATGTTGGAAGCGGTCAAACACTAAACAAATTTACTTTTTCAAATGAAACTATTAGCACTCTTGCATCTTCTTTGCCAGCAACTATTTCTGCTGGTATCGCTTTTGGTAATTCAGGGAGTTACTAATGAAAGAGATTATTCCACCAACTCATCCTATATTTCAGGCTTTAGTAGAGATACAAAAACCACGCTCACGCTTCCAATTAGAATACTTTGTTGCTGGTCAGCACGATACTGAAGAACAACAATACAGACAAGTTCTTTTAGAAATACAACAACTTGTATTCACACTAAAAAAGTTTTATTTAGAACTAGATAAAACAAACATTCAAATTCAGCGTTTAATAGATACTGGAGATGAAATTGATGCTATCGACGCTAAAATAAAAGAAATAGATAGAGAACAATCAGAACTTGTTGTTGTAGGTGCTGAAAGAGAACTTAAAGACCTTCTTGAGATGTGGGAAGCATACGAACACAAATACACTTATGAAGAACTAGAAGCAAATCAAATGGTCTATTGGGATGCTCGATTGACACGCCAAGCACAATTAGAGGCGTTAGGCTCAAACGGAAAAATTGGTTGGTCATCTTTAGATGCTTTACGCCAAATTGGGAAACTTGATACGACAACAATAGAGCAAGAAACCGAAACCACTAAGGAACTTCAATGAGATATGCAACTTGGGAAGTAAATTTTATTGATGATGAAAATAATGGACTTACTCCTGAGCCAATAATCCGTAGCCGTGGGGGAGAAGCAGAGGGTCTATTCTTTGCAGAAGAAAAGAAAATTGTTGGATGGTTTTCAGATGATGCAAATATAGATGGATTAGAAAATTACTCTTTTGAGGAGATTACGCCTGAATCTGCCTTGCAACTTGCTTTAATTATTGACCCATCAGCGTACATAAACGCCAACGGTATAATTTCCTTTGAAATAAAGGAGATTGAATAATGGCTGGCACAACACCTAAAGGTCTACCTTATCCGTCCGCTGGGGATGCTCCCAATGTAAGCACAGACATACAAAATCTTGCTACTGCTGTTGATACTGAGTTCGATGACTATGTATTAGCGGCGTCTCCAACATTTACAGCAAACATCTCAGTACCAACCTCAATTATTTTTGAAGGTGCAACTGCTGATGGAAGCGAAACTACTTTAACTGTTACTGACCCAACGGCAGACAGAACTATTACCCTTCCCGATGCTACTGGAACCGTAGTTCTTGCTGATGCAACTCAGACTCTTTCAAATAAGACTATTGCATCTCCAGTATTTACTGGTCAAGCAACTGGTCTCGAGTTGGCTTTTTCTCAAAGTATTGTTTTTGAAGGAACAACTCCCGATGCTTATGAATTGACTCTCAGCGCTGGAGACCCGACAGCGGATAGAACAGTATCTTTGCCTGATGAAACTGGAACTTTGACTACTCAAGCAAATGTTCTTGACTACGCTCGAACCGTAGGATTACTTTTAGGCGGTATGTAAATGACATGGAGTTATTCAGGAGACCCAAGCACATCAGTTCGCAACTATGTTCGATTCCTTATTAGCGATACAGATACGAATGACCAACTTTTTTCAGACGAAGAGTTAAATTATGTAATCTCTGAGTGGGATAGCAACGCATACAGCGCGGCTCGCGAATGTGCTGAAATCCTGATTGCTCGTTTTTCTCGAGAGGCAGATTCATCATCCAAAAGTGTCGGGGATATTTCTGTCTCTGAATCTTATTCAGCCAAAATTCAACATTACAAAGAATTGGCTAATAGCATCTATATGCGTCAGATGCGTAAGTCTCCTCCGACGCCATGGGCTAACGCTCAGGCTCTTCAATCAACCGCTGACCGCGAAGTAATTGATTACAACACAGATTTCTATGCTGGCATGATGGGCAATCCCAACTCACATAACGACTTAGACACTAGACCGAATTAAGGGGTAGAGCATGGAGCCTATCTACAACAAGGTCGCCGAGTTCATGACCGATACAGTCGTGTTCTACGGTCAAGAGTCACTTGATAAATATGGAAAGAGAACATTTAGTTCAACTCCAGTTTCAACAACTGGTCGTCTTATTTACGACACAGTAAAGTCAAAAGATGTTCAAGGTATTGAGGTAGTCGATTTAGGACGCTACATAACCAAGGGTCCATTCACATCGATTACAGTCAATCATAAAATGGTTGTCGGGGCGGACACTTTTACAATCAATGGCATAGATAACCTCGCAGACGAAAATGGAGCGCATCACACAGTCGTTCGATTTGGCAGATAATCATGGCGAACACATGGTCATTTACCCTTGAGGGCGACTTAGAACTTCAAAATGTTCTTCGTGTTGCTAAAGAGCAGTCACCTCTCGCAGTAGCCCAAGCAATTTGGGAAGAAGCCAATCTAATTTTTGCTCGTTCACAAACTCTTGTCCCAGTTGATACAGGCGCCCTTCGTGGCTCAGGTGGAGTTTCTGCCCCTCAGCGTGGAACTAATGGTTATTTTGTAGATATTTACTATGGTGGTCCAGCGGCGCCTTACGCCCTTTATGTCCATGAAATTATTGGCAACTATCACAATCCGCCAACTCAGGCTAAATATCTTGAGGAGCCGTTGGTTCAAGCAATCCCTGAAATTCAAAATAATCTATCGCGTAGAATCATCCATATTATTAGAAACAGGAGATAGGGCTAATGGCAACAATTCTTGAATCAGTAGGTGACTACTTGGTAACCAATAGCCAAGGCACCCTAGGAACAAGCATTTTCCTAGGTAATCTTCCTGCCTCCCCTGATGTTTGCGTAGCAGTCTATGAAAACGCTGGCAGTTCGCCTACATTCACCATGGGTACTGGTGGCATTGTTATTGATTACCCAATGATTCAAATTGTGGTTCGTGCTGGAAAAGAGGACTATCCGACTGCTCGCGACAAGGCAGAGACAATCCGAAACCTTCTTGCATCTGTTCTTGAGCAGTCAATCTCAGGAGTTCACATTATGCGAATTGAGCCAATGGGTTCAGTCAATCTTCTTGGAGTAGACCCTCAATACCGCCCACTCATTTCAGTCAATTTCCGATGCTTGGTCAGAAAATAATGAACATCCAAGAAATTAGCCACGCCGAGTTAATTCTTTCGAATTACACAAAGGTAGTTTAAGATGGATACCACAAGTTCACATTTCGAGACCCCGCAAGAGAGAGTGGCAGACCCTTATGGCAGAAACGCAACAACCGACGAGTTCCAGCGATGCTGGAAATGTGACAGGCTCCTCTTCGAAAGCGCAACGCGCCCGTGGAGTATCAGATGCCCTCGTTGTAAGTCCAAGAATAAATCAGGCTGATTTATTTAACGCACTTGATTCCATTGTCGGAATTCATAAAAACCTTGAAGGATGTTCAGTAGGAAAATTTGTTCAAACTCTTGAGGAACCTCTTAGGAGTAAGATGCACGGCATTATGACGAATCCTGATGTGAATTCTGCAAGATTAACTGAATTGCTTGATGCTTATGGCGTCACATTCAGTTCAGATGTAATGCGTAGACATCGACGACGCCTTATGGGTAAAGACGGGTGTAAGTGTTCCCGTGAATCTTGATGATGCACTTAATGACCTCCTAAAGACTACGGAGATGAACTCGGTCAAGAAAACCGAGCCTAGAGAACGCAAAGCCGAATGGTTGCCTGGGGTTAGTTGGCAAGGCGATGAAGGCACAATTACAACAGAGCCAATGGAGGGTGAGTCCCATCCTGATTGGTCAGGAGTTCTCCGCTTATGGGGATTAGACCCTGAGCATTTCACAGTTGTTGAGCCAGTTTTATTCAATGTTTGGGGAGACACTTTAGGTGTACTTAACAGACAATGGAAGGGCAAGGTAATCCGTAAAGGAAAGCAAGAAACAGCCGATATTGAGTCCCTTATCCAAGAGATTAAAAAGCACAAACCAAGAGAACGAAAAGAAGTTGCAGGTGGAGCAAGTCTTGTCGTTTGTGTCTCTGACTGGCAAGTTGGTAAAAGAGATGGAGACGGTCTCAAAGGCTTAGTGGGCAGATGGCTTCAAGCCATTGATGATGTTGAGTTCAGATTAAAAGAATTAAAGAAAATTGGTCGTCCCATAGATTCAATCACAGTTCTATGCCTTGGTGATTTAGTTGAAGGATGCGATGGTCACTACGACATTCAGACTTTCACAGTTGAGGTCGATAGACGAGACCAAGTAAAGATTGCTCGCCGTCTTTTGAGAGATGCTCTAATCCGTTGGTCAAAGATTGTCCCTGAGATAACAGTTGCGGCAATTGGTGGAAACCATGGCGAGAACCGTAAAAATGGAAAAGCCTTTACAACTCTCAACGACAATGATGATGTGGCACTTGTTGAGTCCGTTGCTGAGATTTTCCAAGCCAATCCTGAAGCCTACGGTCATATTAGTTTTGCAATTCCAACCGATGAGTTAAGTCTGACTCTTGAAGTTCATGGCAGAATCATCGGCATCACGCATGGTCATCTTGCTCGCTCGGGACAGGGAGTTGAAGGTAAATTGCGTCGGTGGATTGCTGACCAAACCCTCGGGCGTCAAAAGATTGGCGACTGTGACATTTTGGTGACTGGTCACTATCATTCATTCAAACTTGCAGATTGGGGAGGAGTCAAATGGCTACAAGCACCAGCCCTCGACGGGGGAAGCGTGTGGTGGAGACAATCGACGGGGGAGATTGCGGATGTGGGAGTTCTAACCTTTGTTGTGAGCCAAACGGGAGTGAGCGACATCCAACTCTTATGAACGACCCTAGAGACATAGCCCTATATGCGGCTGAATTGGTCTCAGGAGACCGTCAGGACGCTTACGGACACCCACTTGATAACTTTACCCGTGCGGCGCAGATATGGTCTGTAATCCTCGGCTGTGAGGTTTCAGCGGAGCAGGTAAGTCTTTGTATGGTAGGAATGAAAATTGCCCGTGAAGTCAATCAAACTAAGCCCGACACGATTGTGGATGGAGTCGGATATTTTCTGACACTCGGAATGATTCGTGAGGAAAGAGTGAGACGAGAAAGCCTCGAATAGTGTATGTTTTGTGAAAAGCCTCTTGGTGACGGGGAAGAACCAAGGGGCTTTTTTATTCCTAAAATATTGATGCGATACACTATGAACAATGTGCGCTAGTCGCCCGAGTTAGTCGTCTTACCTCCGTGTCCGTGTGACCTTAGACGGTGTACTTGGGCTACCCATGCGCCGTCATAGGAGGAACAGATGGCTAAGTACCGAGTACTAAAGGGTATTGATTACCCGCCTAACAAACGCGCTGAGGCTGGCGCAATTGTTGAAGATTTACCTGCCACCGCAATTAAGTGGCTACTTGAAGATGGCATTATTGAAGATGCTAACAAAAAGGCAACTGTGGTCGAAGAGCCAGTTGTCGAGCCAGTCAAAGAAGAACCAGTTGTTGAAACCCCAGTTGAAGTTGTAGCAGAAGGTTTTGACCCTGATGCAACAGATGGTGATGGCGACGGATTCCTCCAAGATGGCACACCTTTCCAGCGCCCAGTTGAGGAGAAGTAATGCCTACATTTCGCCACGGTAAAAATACTCGCGTCTATATCGATGCGTATGATTTTTCAACCTATTTTAATGATGCTTCAGCAAGCACATCAGTAGACACAGCAGAAACAAGTGCTTTTGGCACGGATGCAAAAACCTACATCACGGGTCACACAGATGGAACAATTTCTCTTGCAGGTATGTTCGAGGGAACTGCCAGCACAGGTACAGACCAGTACTTCGCGAGTGTTTTAGGTTCTACAACAAAGCAAAAAGTAATTGTTGCTAACGAAGGTCACATCCTCGGTGGAAGAATGGTTGCTATCGAAGCAGACACAACCACATA